CACTTAGTATACGTGTCTCTAAAATTCTGAACTGTTGTTGGTAGATATTCAAGTTGGGCCTTTGGAAATGCCCACCTTAATATCAAGTAACAAAGAACACCATCGAGATCCCAGTGTACCCAAGCCATAATTTTTTTAGGTTTGTTCATTGAAACTCCTTTTATTATCATTAGTATACACTATTCTATGACATATATCAAATATTTTTGCTACTTTTAATAAATAATTATATAGTTAATGTGAGGTAATTCAATGGTATACTAGATCATTGAAAATCGCTAAGAGACTAACGACTGTCCCTCACTATAATACTTATAGGAGACATGATGAATAACAACATAAAAGTGTGTACTAAATGTGGATGCGAGAAACCATTATCTGACTTTCCAAAAGACAAGCAAAGGCTTGATGGGTATCGACCAGATTGTAAGATATGCTGTAATAATAGAAATAAGGTTTCTTATTTTAAACATAAGGATAAAAAATTGGAATATTGTAAAGCTTATTATACTAAAAATAAACCAAGGATACGTAACTATAGAAAATCTCGCAGACTAATACAAAATGAATATTTAAAGAAATATTATCAAACACATAAAGCAGAACGAAATGAATATGTAAAAAATCGTAAAGATACAGATCCCAATTATAAGTTAGCGTATAATTTAAGAAATAGAATTAGATATGCTATTTTATCGCAATCTGGTCAAAAGGCATATTCATCAATGGATCTTTTAGGTTGTACTATAGAAAACTGTAAAATCCATATCGAATCCAAATTTACTGAGGGCATGACATGGAGAAATCACGGTCTATTTGGATGGCACATTGACCATATTAAACCATGTGCATCATTTGATCTCACAGATCCAGAGCAACAAAAAGAATGTTTCCATTACACAAATCTTCAACCACTCTGGGCAGAAGATAATTTATCTAAGGGTAGTAAGTTATAATGCATTTAAAAGGGATTCTATGCTATTTTCCGCAGCTTTAACATTATTGTTTTCCATAAAGTCCTCATTCATTGTTTCAATACATAACGTATCATAACTTATTCTGAAAGCTTCCTTTCCAAAGTTTTGTCCAAATCTATTCTTCTGACAACCCATATGTATGATACCAAGTTCCTTGTCGTTCTCATCAGACCAGATGGCGAACTGTGCATCTGCTGTCATTGCAAGACCCATTGATTCACTGGTATCTTCCAAGCCAGGGTCTACCTTCTTAAATGCATTCCTGTTAAGCTGTGTTGCTGTAACTATAGGGCAATTAAACAGATAAGACAATGCACGAAGTTGTTCTGTAATTGCCTTAATATCTGTATAAGAATTACCAGTTACTACACTAGGACTAAGCAAGTTTACATAATCAATGATTAGTACATCAGGCTTGATTCCTTTCTTCTGTATAAGTTTCTCTACATAAGCTCTAATATGACTCACGGTGATAGACTTTGGTGGATATTCCTTTATGAATAGATTTCCCTTTGGATTAGAACTCTGATGATTCTTTGCGAACTCTTTAAGTGCAGAGGTTTCTTCACGAAGCTTACCAAATGGAATCTTCGACATCTGACTACTTAAACGCTTTGAGTACATATCCTCTGACATTTCAAGAGAGATAACAATTGCCGTCTTGTTCTGCTGAACAATATTAGCAGCGAGGTTTCCCAGAATAATTGACTTACCAGAGTTAGTCACACCACTGAATACATAAAGAGCACGACCATCTGCCAGTAAACCACCTGCCAACATTTTATCCAACCATGCATATCCAGTTGATACGTGTTGATGTACAACGGTTAGGTCATCTATATGTTCATCAATATCATTGAAGTAATCACGTCCTAGATTATCTACAAGACTAATGTTACAAGCCTTAGTAAACAAATCTAGTGTATCTACTACTGACGCATCTTTGTCTTCATCAGAATAATCTTTCAGAGTGGTTTGTATAGCTTCGTATACTGCCCGTTCTCTGAAAAACTGTTCTGTATTAGCAAGAAGTTCATCCTTGTTATAATGACTATCTAATGTCTTAAAAGATGCCAACACCTTTTTGAACGAAGAACGCTCACCATCAGATGATAGATGTGCTTTAATCTCAGTCGGAGTTGGAACAGTTCCACGAGTAAAGTGGAAGTCTGCTACAACTTTAAAGACTGTTCTTATACTTATATCCTTAAAGAATATTGGACTGGCTATATCTATAATTGATGTTAGATAGGACTCATCGAACATTGCATTATACGCAATGATCGTTTCCATGAAATCCATATCAAGTTCATTTTTCTTCTGTGTTGGTTTCTTCGGCACTAAACTCTTTCCTTACTTGGTTAGCTTCCTTGTCACGTTCTACCATTACATCTTTACCGCTAATAGATATCTTACCATCCATTGCTTTCTTATACAAGTCTTCTTCTGCCCTTTTTACTTGTATCATAACTTCTCTGGCAAAGTCACTGATGCTTATACCACCAACATTGGATGTTATATGCCAAAATGTCCAAGGAGATTGAAGATTTGCTGGTCGGCCCAGAGCAAGACAGTAACGATATCTTCGTTCTGCTCTAAACTTTTCAAAAAAGAACCTAAAGAATCCAAGACGTTTCAAGTTCATATAGGTTATCCTATAGTAAACCTTCCTAACATATATAGAGTTTAGAATATCAGAGCAATCATTACCTGAATGACGATATGCACTTTTGATTTCCTTAAGCTCTTTTTCGTATTTTTTCTTAGCTCTCTCGACATAGTCTTTATACTTTTCTTTACTCGTCCGTTTTTTCATCTTCCAACTCCTCAACCTCAACAGCTAGACGCTCAGCTTCCGTACTGAACACCAAGTCTTTCTGTAGTGCTATATCTAGATTGGGAATAATATGTTCTTCCCAAAGTTCTGTACTGTCACGGAAAGCTTTCTTAAATCCAAGCCTCTCTCCAGATTGACTTACATAAGTATTGCCTTCTCTCTTAACAATATCATATGCCTCAGCCATTTCAAGTAAACCTGAGTATTTGTATAATCCTGTTTTGAAATTAAGATACATGCTTGTCTCAAGAAACGGTGGTACGAATCTATTTTTTACAGTAAGTGCTCTAAGATTTACACCCTTGACTCTATTTGCCATTGGAATAAACTTTTCCTTCTCTCCTGTTGATTCCATCTTTTCCTGTGTTACAGCCAACTGTATAAGCAGTGATGCAAGATACAATGGGCCCTTTCCACCAGCTTGGCTTTTGACCAAAGATGGGAACATACACGCAGGATCATCATAGATGTGGTTTGTAAAGAGCAATGTAGCATTGGCCTTTGCACACTTATGAGTAAGAACACGCATCATGCTCTTGAGAGACTTAGCCCTCATTCCCATATCAACTGCATTCTTTCCCTTTTCAGCATCAGCAATTTCTTTTGCAGATGCCAGGTTTCCTAGTGAGTCAATACCAATCACTATTTTACCATGAAGAGAAGGGTCAACAATGATGCCATCCAAGAACGTTGCTATTTGGTTTCGGCATTCCTCAACCGTTGCAACAGGATTTACTTTAATCCTATCTGGATTAGCACCTACATTGATTGCCATCTGTGGATCGTATGCATTTTCTGTATCCCATACGACACCCCAAACATCTGAGTCTGACTTCTGAGCATTAGCAATTATCTTATTAAGAATAAGCGTCTTTCCAGAACCTGTTGGGCCGACTAGTCCAGTAATTCGGCCTTTAGGAACACCACCAGTTAATGTACCAGAAACTATGGCATTAAGTGCCATTGAACCAGTATCAATATACTCATTAACTACAGACAATGCATTCTCTGAAAGAATAGTACTGTCTGTATTCATTTTGTTTAGAGATTTGAACGCATCTTTTAATCCTGCTGGTATTTCTTGTTTACCCATATTACTCCTTATTCATCATCAAAGAGACTGATCTTTGGTGCTGGTGCCTGATTAGGTGCTGGTGCCTGTGGCTGTGGAGGTGCTTGCCTAGGTCCTGCTCCAATTTCACCAACATGTGCGAACAACTGCTCATATTGAATAGCAACTTTAAAGTCCAATGCGATATCGCCTTCTGACATGGTGATATTAGTCTTATTGAACTTGAACCTTACTGGCTCTTCCTTTGCAGCAAGGAACTCTCTGAAAAATAGAGGGAACAACTGCAATGCCATTTTATCCTGTTGTGGAACAATATTTACAACGGCAGGATTTTGAACACTAAGTATATTAGAACTTTCTGAGTACCTTTCTGCAATAATTGTTCTGCCGATAGTATCCAAAAATACTACCAAGTCCTTCTTCTTCACGTCTGCGGTTTCTTCTGTTTTTGTTTCTTCTGTTGTCATTTCACTACTCCTTTATAGTATATTAACATAACTGGATATGAAAATCAACCCAGTAACTCTAATAAATCACATTCTGTTTCTTCTGTTGGATTCTTCATATTCCACCCAACAGCATCATATAGTCGTTGTACAGCAGGAGTTACATTTTTATTGAACATGAACTCCTTATCTATATCAATACCAAACTCTCTTGGGTATCTATCTTTAAACGCAATGCTCTTAACAGCATATCTATTCTTCTGAACATAAAACGTTTTAATATCATCACCAGATACGATCTGCTCATATTTGTTAGTAAGAGCCATTAGATGTAGAAGATGATTATACATTATAGATGATTTAACATGTCCAGGTGTTCTGGTCACAACATCAAACCCATTTGACTTATCGGCATATTTTTCATAGTTATTGATTCCAATAGGTGTGGCAATATCCTCAACATTTAGTTTTAGGTATTCCTCGTATGCATCTTTAAATGCTTTATCAGTTTTCTTCTTATCTCTTGTTGTCAACAGTACCTTTGAAATACGCTTGATAAGAGGCTTAACCTTTTTAGGAATTTTAATACTAACAACCTCTACACCAGTATATTTGATTTCCTTTTCAGGGTCAGGCTTCATTCCATCATCATCTAACACATGAAGAATGTATCGTTTCTTTTCAAGGAACAATCCCGAGTTACAAATCGTTTCACGTTTGAATACAAATCGAGGGTCTTTAACATTACATGTTTTAACCGACCAATCTGTAATCTTGGTATTGAGTTCTGCTTCCATCCTCTCTGCCACTTCATAAGCAGCCTTTGATATATTACCTTTATCATTAACAAGGGTCTTACCAAGTGATTTGAGTATAGGGTCAATAGTAATATATACACTGTCCGTATCCCCATATATTGTGCAGTCTTCTTTTATACCATATTCCTTGTCAACGAAGTTATTGATAATATCAGAAGCCTCTTTAATACATGCCTGACCTGTAAGTGTAACACTTGCGGCAGCATCAATATCATAGAACGGACTATGCTTGTTAGCAAATGCTCCATACAACCTGTTCATAAGAATCTTCAATGTGTATTGCATTACATCAAGCTCTATAATCATCTTCTCGTGGTCTTTGTATTTATCAGAATCTTTTTTGCAGTGTTTAATATCCTGCTTGTGCTTCTTAAGGTCGGCCTGATTTTGTTTACGCTCAGTATAAATGGAATCTAAAAGCTCAGGACAGAATCCTTTGCTCTTCTGATGATATAGAACTTTGGCCTTTGTTATTGCAAGCTTTTCCTTCTCAACCCATTCTCCAAATTGACTATGTGGAAGCTCATATATCTTTCCACTAGTTGTTCTAACTTCAATATGAGTTTCAGTCTTATTTATGACCTTACCAATTTTTGTCTCTGGTGAGATATTTGCACTGATAATGGTGTTTGGATATAGACTATTAGCATCAAAACTTATAATACTATCACGAAGACCACGTTGTGGCTCTCTTACAAACCCACCTTCATAGTTCGCCATATCAGTTATTGGGAACGTTGGTATAATCATTCCCTTCTCAAGAGCCTTTAGAGCCATGGCACCAGTAACAATTGCAATGGTACCAAGTGCTTGTTCAAAGTTCGTGTACCCCATGTAGGCAAGCTTACGAACGATTTGAAGGTAGTGTAGAGACTCTTCAAGTTGAACTAGTATGTTAACATCCTGAATATTATATTCTACAAAGCCCTGCCAGTTATTATCGGCAAAGGATGGTAGATCTGATGCTGGAACAGACTTCTTATTCTGTTTTAATTCAGTTTCACCAATGAAGTCCAAGCTGTATCTTTCGCGCTTTTCTCTTGTAAAGGTCTTGTATACTGCCATGTAATCCAAATGGCTCACGCCTTTTATGTACCAACGGTCTTCATGCTTACCAAACTTAGTTAATATGTTCTCACGACAATATAGTTGACCTACAGGAGAAAGGGCATTTGCTTTATCTTCCCCAAGTATAACCTTAATTCTATTGATGAGATATGGAATATCAAAACTCTCTGAGTTCCATCCTGAAACGATATCTGGATAATCCTTCTTCCAGAACTTTAAGAACTGGATGAGAAGGTCGGACTCTGACTTACATTTACAATACTTTACATTATCTGGTGGATAATAATCTCCACCGCCCATTCCACCAGTTCCCCATGTGTAAAACATTTTTGAGAGTGAGTCATAAATTGTTATGACATTAATCTTGTCTGGTGCAATCTTTGGGTCTGGGAAATCCCCAGGCGAGTATGTTTCAATATCAAGAAAGAATGTCTTTAGTGGATGCTGTGAGAATTCAAGGTCACCGTTTTTTGTATCAAACGTATCTATCAAAAACTGTTGTTCAGCTTGAATGTTATAGAAAATTCGTTTGAGTCCAGAGTTCTTGATGTACTTAGTACGATCCCATGAGTTCTTGAACTTTTTCTTTACCAATTTGGTATTGAAGATGGACATAGCATCTGCGTTAGATTCATTCTCCACATATATGTATGGTTCAAACGGAATCTCTACACTGCATCGTTCTCCTTGGTCATCCCAAGTCCAAAGCTTGATGAACTTCTTTGGTATATTGTAAAATATGTTTCTATACATTAAACTACGCCTTGTGTTGGTAAGCCGAGACCTATATTGCTTACTGGATTTGATTGCCCAGTAAATGTCATAGTATCATTTTCATCATTATTGTCAAGAGCTTCTGAGAATCTTTCTACTTCTCCTGTAGCTGATAGGTTGTCTTGAAGCCATTTTCGCATCTTCTTGGCATTATCAAATACAAATTGTTTTCCCTTTGTATGGTTTTTAGAATTGATAACGGTTACCGTATATCCATTCTCCATTATATCGATACCTACTTTTTTATAATCCGCCATTATTTCTTCTCCTTCGTTTTCTTACCAAACAGGCTTCCTAGAATACCCTTCTTTTGTCCAAGGCGTTCTAGTCCACTTTGCATATCACTAGAAGATGTGGTGGTATTGTAATCATCAGTTCCGCCAGAAGTTGTGGTGGTATTATAATCAACAGTTGGGTAGGTTGTTGTTGTTCCTATACTGTTACCCATTGGTTGCTCCCAACTAACCAATGGCTGGGGAGCAATAATAGGTTTTGGAATACTTAATTTCTCAAAGGTGTCGAGTAAATCTTGTTGCGGTTTAGTTAGACCCTTTGCTTCACGAATAGTTTTCTTTGCTTCTTTGGGATTACTAAAATTATCTTTCATCCACTTATCTAACTCGTCTAGGTTAGAAAACACAAATGTCTTTGGGCCGATCTTCGCCATGAATCCATTATCTACAACTTCAACTTCTATGTCATTATCATTTGATTTCTTACCTGCCATTTTTTCCTTACTTTGACATATATCACCATCTAGATATATGTTTCCCTTGATTATTACATCATCACCAAACTCTGATGACGATGAAGTTGTTGTTACACTTCCTCCAAACATTGGTGCCGTACTCATTCCTTCTCCATTTTCTATATTCTTTCATAATTGAAAGGCGTTGTCTAGTTATATCTTTTGTTCAGGATTATATTCAAGCAATGTTTTACGCTTTGGATCACCATAGTTAGTAAAATATAGTTCCAAATACTGGTCAATATGATCATCTAACCACATTGTATCTGCATATGCTCTACTATCTTTAGATACCTTCATGTAATAGGATTGATCCTTTACCAACCTCTTTAGTTGGTCTACCATATCATCACCACTTTTAAATCTGAGTGGTGCATCTTTATATGTTACCAGATCCTGATAGACACCTGGAAGCCCCTGATATGCAGCTTCTAGAAACTTGATATTACTTTTAGCCTTATTGAAATGACAATCCATCAATGGAGCAATTGTTGCAGTAAGATTCAGGTCATGCATAGCTTGTGGATAGTTAATGAACGATGCCCACTGTGCGTATTCAATTTCTCCGCTATCAATAAACGGTTTAAGTGGCAATGGATAACACCCCATCATTACCCACTTGTAATCCTTTCTAGTAGCAATAATCTGTTTTACAATATGTGTGAAGTCATCTTGCTGTCCAGTTCTGTTGGTAACATCAACATGAGTTCCAGACCCACAATAACCAATCCTTGGACGCTTCTTCTGCTTATCGAAGTTTTCCATAAGACGCTTTTTATCATAAAATCCTTCTGTCCACATTTTAGGTGCCATATTAGGAACCACGCTAATATTTTGGTTTCCTGTTTTATGACGATAATAATCCTTCATGTATTCACAAGTAACAGAAATTTCATCTGCTGCTTGCATAATAGCTAGTGCACTTTGAAGAATTTCTTCTGATTCAAATGCAACCTTGCATCTATTAAAATCTGGTATATCATCTTTAAAGATAATATCATCAATCTCATAAATTATCTTGAAGTCAAGTTGTTTAGCCCCTTCTTTGAGGAATTTCATAAACTCTAGCTGTACAGGTGTTGCCTGACGCTGTAACCTAACTGCATTAAGTCCCTGATAGAATCTTCCATCAAGTACCATAGTTGTTAGCCCATTAATAATTGCTATTTGGTTACCATTCATCAAAAGCTCAGGCCATACCATTCTCCAAAAGCCACAACCACCATAATCAGCATAGTAATTAACTGCACGTTTAAGGTTTGCTCCTGGCATAGGCAAAGGTGGTGCTCCGCCTCCAACTCTCTGTTGTCCGACTACTGTAGTCTGTGGAATACCCATTGGCATTCCTAGTGGTGCAAATGGTACTCCAAGGTTTTGTGGTGTATATGCAACTCCTGGTTGCTGTGGCTGTTGTGGTTGAACTTGTGGTGCCTGTTGTATAGGCATTTTGAACTTTGGCATTATAACTCCTTAATCTTTACACTCACCTACGGTGGTGAACCCATCTTTCTTTTCTAAAAATATAACATCGTTAGTGGCTGCTTTCATAGCAGTTGCTTTGTGACTTATTATGTAACAGGCCTCATCATATTTTTCTATTCTTTCATTCAATATTTCTAAGAAACATTCTATTCCCTTATCATCTAAACTTGTATCTAATATCTCATCATAAAATGCTACATTTAGAGATGTATTTCCCTGTAATCTCCTGATATCCATAAATGTAAACAATATTGCTAAGTCAATTCTCTTGCGTTCACCGCTTGAGAAATTGTTATATGAACACTCTTGCCCCTTATCGTTTATAATCTGTTCGCCAAAGTACTCATTAAATTTGAACCTACATGGTGCATCTAGCTTAACTAGATAGTATGCAAGTTTTCCGTTCAGTATCTTCAATAGCTTTTTAATGATGAACGATTTAACACCTTCTTCTGAAACAATATGTTTAACAGACTCTAAAATATATAGCCTGGTCTTCAACTTTTCTATAGTTTGATTTAGAGTATTGGATCGTTTCTTAGTATCGGTTATTAACCCCTCAAATTCGTCTTTATCCTCTTCTAACGCTTCTATATCAACTTTAATCTGTTTATTCCAGACATTAAGTTGCTCTATTCTATCCGCAACATTCTTATTATGCGTTACACTATTATTTAGTTCAGTGATATTATCTTTCTGTTTATCAATGGCCTTGCTACATTTTAGTTTTAAGTCTTCAAAGTTTTCCTGTGTTTTTGTGTTATCTTCAATTGCAACTTCTATAGTTTTTATCTCTTCCAACACAGCCGCAATCTTCTCATCCCTAGATTTTATATCATCTACTGTAAATGGACGCTTACACTTATCACACATATCACCAAACTCTTTAAGCTTAGATATATCAACCTTCTTAGTGTTAATCTTCTCTTCTTTCGTGGCTATGTTTCTGACTTGTCTGCGAATATCATCTTGAACAGTAGTCTTTTTCTTTTCTAATAGTGATATATTAGCTTTGAAGTCATCTATATTTTCACCAGTAACCTCTTTAAGGGTGCCCTCAAGCTCCTTCAATTCGGCAACATTTGATGTTTCCCTTTCTAGAAGTTTATTCTTACGCCCTGTTCTATATTCATCTTTACGATTCTGTTGGTTAACATATATGTATAAGGTATTTGTAACCTCATCTAATTTTGTAGTCTCTATTGATATTTCGGTATTGATTTCGTTATAACGTTTTCTACCCTCAAGAAGCATATCCTGGAAGACACCAAGATCAAAAAGCCCTTCGCAGAACTTTCTCTTCTCTACCTTTTTCTGAGCCATGAACGGAATAGTTCCGTTGACAGTCATAATTACAGCATTTTTGAATACTTCTGGTGTTGCCCCAATTATTCTACAAACTTCTTCTGTAGTTTTAGGCATTGAAGATTCTGTCGCATCTACTCCGTCTATTTCTAAATAAACCTTGTTTGGTAATATCTTTCTCTCTAGCATATACTCTGTTACTACTGAATTATCAGTAACCGAAAACGCTAACTTAACTCTACATTTCTTCTCGTTAATATTGTTAACGATTTCTTCCTTCTTGAGTTCTCGTATTGTTGTGCCAAATAGACAAAAGAATAGTGCGTCAGCTATGGTGGACTTACCCACACCATTTTTAGAATCTTCTTTATCGTGGTTAATACCAGTTATGATATTAAGCCCAGTCTTGAAATTGATTGATACGGTTTCATTTCCTACGCTAAGAAAATTTTCAATCTCCATTGTTTTGAATTTTACTTGTTTCATAAATTCCTTAAAAATATACTCTGTTCAAATGCAAAATTTACAGCAGACTCGGCCTCAGATAATGTAGAACTATTAGCTAGTGCATCTATCACATCACTAAATGCTTCATCATTAAACTGAAGATCACGTATTTGCTCTGGTATATTTGTATGTACTACAAATTCTTCTTTATTTATTGAGTTCAGCATATGATAACTTTATCGCTGTTTCTATATTAGTTGGTGTATAAAACTTCATTAGTTTATTTATGTTCATAACATTGTTTACAAGATATAGACCTTCTCGACTTCTTAACTGCTCTGCTGTATTAACACCCTTAATCGGCAAGTCACACCAATGAGCTAATCTAGCTATGGTTGCTGAACCAATTTGTGATACATTAAATATACCACATTGATCATGTTGAATCAACTCTTTTGTTGCACCAACTATAGTGGATGTACAAGTAAAGCTATCTAGTTTATCTCCTGTATAGGTAGTAAAATTTGGCAGCTTATATAATAGATTGTTTCTATCTAGTACATCACTAAACAATAATCTCGGACGAATGATCAGATCACTATCAACATCACATGAACCCTCACCAGCCCATTTAGTTGCTGTATAGTTACAGTGTGCAGCCATAAAGGAATCTTCATCGTTAGACTTGTTTGTATTATCATACAAACAACCAGTCGAAATATGAGCAAACCTTATCTTATTCCGCTTACAAAACTTGCTTAGTATTCCTGGCAATGTTCCGTTTACAAATAATGCCTCTTTAAAGTTTTCTTTATCTTCACACCACCTTGTATTAGATTTGCCTATACAATTTACTACTGCATCATATTTTCTTAACTCATCTAATTGAATTCCTGAAACGGTTCCTTCTGGATAATTTATCCTGAATTTATCTTTTCCCCATGTCTCAAAGCCATGACGTTCAAATTCCGTTCCGAGGTATCCCTTCCCCAATACCAGAATTTTATTCTTCATTACCTTTCTTCTCCAGTCCAATTTTAATATCGTCAAGCTTTATTAGCTTCCTCATTGCGTCAATATCTAGATTAGCATCTTCTGGAACGTTCTTAATCGCTTCACTGATGCTATTCATATAGAAGGTTAACGCTTCTATTAGTAACTCTTGTGTTTCTTTAGTCGCCATTTTAGTTCTCCTTAGTTCCATCTTTATCATGTTGATTTTGATACATTACAGTTTGCTTTCCTCTTTACCAGCACCACTAATCTGATTGAATATACATTTCTTTTTAAACTCTCTTAGGTTATTTGCACCAACATAGGAACAGGCAGATTGTATACCTTCTCTGATTTCTCGTAGTAGGAATTTTACATGGTCACCTAGCTGAACTTCTTCTGTTACACCTTCAACAAATTCTGGCTTTTCTTCACCATTACCTTTGTTATCTCCTGCGGCTGAACCACCATAAACTTTATATCTAGTACCATCTTTACGTTTGTAGACACAGCCTGGAGTTTCCATTGAACCTGCAAAGAATGAACCTAGCATAACAGCGTCAGCATATTTGAATGCCTTGGCAATGTCACCAATGGTCTTAATTCCACCATCAGCAACTATACTTGCAGTATGCTGTCCTCTGGTGGTTCTAATCTTCTCTAATGCCCATAGTTGAGGAACACCTACTCCTGTATTTGTTCTCGTCTGGCACATAGACCCAGGCCCAATACCAATCTTAACAGCATCCGCTCCCCAACAACTAAGGTCTTTATATCCCTTTTCTGTTGCAACATTTCCTGCCATCATATAAATATCAGACTGTTGGCTTTTGATAAATTCTATTGTTTCTTTCATCATGATGCTGTGACCATGAGCGATATCAATACAAAAGTATCTTGCTCCTGCATCATAGAGTGCAGCGAAGCGTTCTTTGTGGTCACCATTAACACCTATAGAAACAAATGCACACTCCTTTTGTTTACTCTCAATGGTTTTTGAACTAGTACATAATACAAAGTCTATATCGTCTTTTGTATCTTGAAAATCTTTAACTGCACCTTCAATGGTGTTGAACCTGTGTAGTGCTCCGATTGCTCCACGGTTGCACATCTCAGCAGCCATACGTGGGCCTGTTATAGTTTTCATGTTAGCTGAAATCACTGGCACTCTAAGTACCTTCTCACCTAACATGGTGCGTATATCAATAGATTTTCTAGACCGAATTTCAGAATATGCTGGCTCTATTAGTACGTCATTAAAAGTATATGTTTTCATGTAGTTATTATAACAGAAGTAGATTACTATTTCAACTACTAAACTCAATATTTAACATTTATTACCTTGTCACAAATATATACATCAAATATAGGTTTTCCAAATCTATGTAGTATGTCATATGCCCCGTAACTTATTTTTGATTAACTTTTCTGCATTGGTTACAAATTTAACACCATCTCCTATACAGTCTCCTACTGATTGTACTTGTTTATACAACTTATCCATACCTTGTATTTCAACACTGGCTGATTGATCAGTTCCCCACATATTACGATCTACTGTTATGTGACGCTCTATTATCATAGCACCCATACTAACTGCTATAGTGGTTGAATCTAATCCATATTCATGACCACTGTACCCAACGGTATGTCCATATCGTTTACTAAGTGTCTCTATCATTCGTAGATTAAGTTCTTTCGGGTCTGCTGGATATGATGAATTACAGTGTAATATTGCTAACTGACTTGCATGTTCTTCTAATATTGAAACTGCATTATCAATCTCTTTTAGTGTACTCATACCAGTAGATATAATTATTGGAATATTAGTCTTTGCCGCGTTATATAATAATTCAGTATTAGTTATCATTGCAGATGGTATTTTTATAAATGGTACATCATATTCGTTAATAAATTCTAGACTATCAATATCCCATATACTAGCAGTCCAGTCCAATGGTTTCTTGACACAATAACCATTTATGATATTATACTCGTCTTTACTGAACTCTATTCGTTTTTTATATTCCAAATACGTCATTACTCCCCAAGGGGTATCCTTTTCTACATTTTTTTGGTGTTCTGGAACTGCTATATCAGGATTTCTTTTCTGAAATTTTGCACAGTCCCAACTACATGCGAAGGTAGCATCTAATAGGCGTTTTGTAGTTTTCATATTCCCATTATGGTTTATTCCAATTTCAGCAATCATATATGGTTTTGTTAGTTTATTAAAGTTCATTTAAATATTTCCCTATAATTTTCATATCACATTCTCCTGTACATTTTATATTTTGTGACGAATTAAAGTGGTCCAATCTGAATTGTTTGTATTTTTCACCATTCCATATCTCATATAAACTATTAGATTTGGTATTACCCAATACTATTTCATTATTGTAATCTTCCATGCACATCGCAGCACTACCATCCGATTTTATTGTCATTGACATCCATGGATGCTTACAAATTTCAGACCAATGTATAGAATTTGTTCCGTGGTAGTCTTTATCATCATACCATTGTTGATCTTGACTTTTTAAATATATGTATACATCTAAATCTTTAAATGCTTCTGTTAGAGCATCGTACTCTTCTTTCTGTTTATCATTATTAAGGTCTAACATTGTTATAACTACTGTTGTATCATACTCATGTTGTCTCTTAAGATCTAATACCTGTAATATTTTATGATAACTTTCAGAGAAATTAGATGCATCGCCACGGATTTTTTTATGGTGATCATCGTTAACACTTTCAATTGAGTATTTTATATATGATAATCCATTATCCATTAGTCTCTCTGTCTTGTCAACACATAAGTTAGCTGGGTTACAACTGAAATATGAATTAAACCCACTATCAGATATTTTTTTAACACGATCTATAATATATTTATCTAGAAGGGGATCGCCATATCCATGAAGTTGAATTACTTTTGGGATAATATATAGAAAGAAGTGGTTTTCTGACATATCATCTTCCATTATATTGTATGTATTTTCTACAAATGTCTTCCATCGGTTCCATTCATTATCAGAAAATGGAGTTAGTTGATCTACTACGTCCGAAAATATAGACTGATCCATAGTTTCTATAGATCTTGTCATCATGGTAGTTCTAGGACACATCTTACATTTCATATTACAGGCATTTGTGGTTTCGATGTTATATACTATTGGTGAATTTCTTCTTAAATCATCAAACCTAGCGATAAGAAGATCTTTATCGGTTAGTTTCCCCGCAATAACATCCCCTTTTATGTTATGTATATCTTCATAAAATCGTATATCAAACATTATCTTCCTACTTTCTTTATAGTAGTTCGTAAACACTCTGCCCGTTGTTTTGCGAGTTCTACATCTCGATAGTTAGTCTTAAATTGCATTAATCGTCGTTGTACATTCTCCGCTACTGGGCATATTCCAGCAGTATACGACACATCTTTATATACTTCTGGATATATATCAACAAATGCACGGTTAACCATCACTGGTTCTAGATACGGAACTGACCATGCACCGTATATTCCATCGCCACCTTGTTGTATATACTCCTTTCGGAAATCTTCCCACGAAACACCAATGCGTTCATAACCATCATATAATACACCAAGGGTATAATATGAATTTTTATGACCATCTGGTATAATCTGTGGGGTTAGATAGTCACAGCCTTCCATTACGTCTATAAACGCAGTTGCAGATTCTACCCTAAGATGTATTAGATTGTCTAAATTTTCGAGTTGTGCTAGTGCTATAGCAGCACTAAACTCTGATAGTCGATAATTCCACCCAAGAACGTCATGTCGCTTATAAGTTGGACTCTGGAAGATGTCTTGACGAAGTCTAACTCGTCCCTCATCAGCCTTTAGATTTTTAAATCCATGACCACCAATCTTTCTGGCCATCTCTGCATACTCTTCATTGTCGGTAGTAATTATTCCACCCTCCCCGCATGAAATATGTTTTGTATTTTCAAAACTAAAACTTGCTATGTCTCCAGATAGATTGTTAGAAACACATTGGGCATTATCTTCTATTACTATTAGATTATATTTCTTTGCTAATTTATTTATTGCACCCATGTCCACGGTTAATCCGTAAAGCGAAACCACAATTATGGCTTTTGTTTTATTGTTTATCTTTTTCTCAACATCATTAATATCCATTAGGAATGTATTTGGATCTATATCAGCATATACTGGAATAGCATTAGCATGGAGGGTTGCTGTGGTGTCCATTATAACAGTCAATGCTGGGGATATTACCTGGTCTCCTGGTTTGATACCAGCGGCCTTTAGTGATGCGTGTATTGTGGATGTTCCAGAATTAAACGCCACAGCATACTTAGATCCAAATCGTTTAGCAAATTCTTGTTCTAATTTTATATTCCAACTACCAGATGTAGAGGACCAATCTTCTGAATTAAGAACCTGTCTGATATACTTTTCTTCATTTCCAAAATATTTTGTTGGGTTTTTCATTATTCTTTTATTTTTAGTGTAGTATTTTGCCGTTGATTATCCAAATAAATTTCTGTAAGATATTGGTTTATCTTAATAACTTCTGGATTCTTATCCAGATACAATATTATATCATAAAGGGTAAACCTTTTCAAGTTTATATTTTCGATTATATTGGTAAAAAATTTTAGGTCATCTTCGTAGTCTAACGTCATTCTAATCTCTGGTCTATTAAACTCTTCGGGTATATTGTATAATGGTTCAACGTAAAACAATCCAGTATCAGTAAAATATACTGACATCATTTCAGTTTCAACAGAATCCTTTATCTGACACACTTTATTAAGAGCATTTACCCTAAAGGCATATGTAAACGCTCCTATAGGGACCGATGCGCCGGGGTTTTCTTCAATAAAATGGCACCCATGTTCATGTATTTGTCTAAATGCCATATCTATTAATATCGGCTCACAAAATAAGTCATCACCATCTGCGGTTACGACAACGTCTATGCCATATTTCTTTGCTGCTCCATACCACCGATCCAGTTTATCATTTTCACTACCACGGAAATATTTTATACCCTCTTCCGTTGCGATTTCACATAATATATCATCTTCCTTATTGGTAGTAGTGCATAGAATTATCATATCTGCTTCTTTAGATTTTGATAATCTCTTGATAAGACGTGCTATATTTTTTACTCCGTCTATTTCAAGTAAACATTTTTGTGGTAATCTAGTGGACGCGCTTCTAACTGTTATGAATACTCCATTCATTTATTTTCTCCATATAGAAACTAATATAGTGTCACTCTTTTTCATTATTTTTGTTAAAAACAACTTATAAAAATAGTCTATTATCGGTATATTAAATGTTATATTGCTTGGGGCTTTGAATAATTTCCAATACAAGTGATTCAATATACCATATCGTTGTTTTAATTCTATTTTTACTATAATATCATTTCTAAAATAACTATTGTCTAAAACGCTTATTATTGTGCTAGGACTGTAGTTATATAAATGATATGGATACCAAAAAAAGGAGGAAAATTCCTTGACTTTATAAATCGTTAATAATGGGTCGTCAATGTTTGGTATTTCAAATAGCATATTGCCGTTTGGTGTTAACATAGATACCGCCTTTTTTATAAAGGATCGTGGATCTTTTATATGCTCAAGTACGTGTATTGCAAATATAAAATCGAACGTATCACTAGTGGTATACATTTGATACGTATGCGTCGATATAATATCAGATGATACGGTTGGATCTCGATCTACACCAATAACATCATACCCCCTGCTATTAAGCCAAGTTACCGTATCACCTCGACCGCAGCCAATTTCTAATGCTTTAGAATCTGCTGATATAAACCGTTTGATATATTTTCGTGTTTCCCTTTTTGGTTTATATGATTTGAAATCTTTTTTATTACTATACTGGGAATATAACGAATTTAGTATAGTATCGTCCCACATAGGAAATAGTTGTACTAGACTACAACTACCACATTTCACAAATTGCTTATCATAACCATAACAATTAAATCTAATTTCATTTGAATCTGCCACTACAGTATAATTTGTACTGCCACAATTATAACAAGAAAATGTATTCATAATATTCCTAATATGTTCTTCATTTTGTCATCAATTTTTATTTTTTTGTTATATCTAATTAGCATATTCTTGAAATAGCTTATTTGCTTACTTATAGCGTTGGCTCCATGCCCGCCAGTTTCACCATTTTTAAATATTATACGTTTATCAATATCATCTATATAACCTTCTCGATATATATCATTATATCGCTTTCCACAACTATAAAAGGTAAATCCAGATATAAATAACTCTTTTATTGGATATTGGAGTAATATTGTAATAGCAGCTACACCTGTATTAAATTCTACTCCAATTTTATTGTATAATATCTTATAGTCTTTGATACCTATCCAATAAAATGGCAGATTAAATTCATTTATACTCTCAAAATTTTTAACTACATTACTCACATAAGTATCTGGCCAGCCCAAAAAGTTAACCTCAGAATGATCAGATTTTATTGCACTCCCAATTACAAGCTTAAGAGATTTGAAATGCTCCTTTCCGTCTTCTAAATCTATTCTGCCTGTTATTCCCCGCATCCACGGAGTTCCAAAATTACAAAACAGTATATCAGTTTTACTGCCATAATCATTACGAACATTTATTTGTGGTATGACCTCGTTTGGTCTACAAATAACATCATATGAATCTATAACTCTTCCTGATTTCATACCAATAAGATACGGCGCTGGTCCTATAAGAGCAATACGCTTATCTTTAACCAACTCTAATAGAGTTTCATTCAATGTTATAATAGGCTTCATGTCCTTATTATTGTATCCGATGTTTTGCGTAGAAGGGTTAACCCATGGCATCTAGGAATTGTCATATATTCCCACGTATCCAAATCTAATTCGGATACTGGTTTATATGGTCCACCAGTATCCCATTGGGTATTTGGTGCATGTTCCACAGATCTATAATTTGGTTGTGAATTTCCATACATTAAATCATGTAGAACTATCAAGTCTAATGGCGAAACAAGTTCGGATAATACTGATAGTTCATTCCTAACATGATCCCCAGTATGCAAATCATCTATATAAATTATATCACCGTTACTTCGTATATTAGGATACTCGTCTTTCAAAAATGCTATAGCGTCCTTTTTTATAAATTGCCAATTTGCTTTCCAGTCTTCGGGAAACGTAAAATCTGGTTTTATATTGTTTATATCAACTGATGTTAATTTGGCACCAATCAGCTTGCAAGCATATAAAAAGGGGAGTGTGGTTCTACACGTTCTAACTCCTAACTCTATTACATTTGTTGGTTTCATAGATAATGTTAACCCGAATAATGTCATTAAATGTTCATCAGTATCCCATATGTTTTTTAGTGTAATATCTATTATTGAATCTACTGGATTATTCATTAGCATTCATCCCTTTTATTATATCTTTAATACCATCAGTTAATGTAATTTTTGGGTTCCAATACGTTGTTATATGGGTATCTGGTTCTATCTTCCATCCATTATGTACAACATCTCCCGTATCTGATGGTATAATTGTAACATTATCAAAGTTGGAAGCAACCTCATTGGCCACATCTAATATAGAAACCCATGCAAACGATGAAATGTGATATGGTTTGTTCCTGTCGAGATTATAATACTCATTGTATAGGGTAAACATACAAGCAGAGAAATCATCAACATGTAACAGTTGTCGAATCTCCTCCCCATCGGTCATCATTTCAATTTTTTTAGTAGTTTTTGCTTGTATAATAAAATCTGTTATGACATGTGACCGTTCAGATTCAGTTTCCAGTCCATATACATTCCATAATTTTACATTCAACCCACCAATAGAATTAGTGTATCGTTCCCCAATTGTTTTTAATACACCATAAGTGGATTCTATCATATCCGCCATCTGACTACTAACGAATATAAATGGAGTTCCTAATTCTTTTAATATTTCAAATGTATTAGCCATAATCCTTATATTGTTATCTATAAAATTATATGTATGTTGATTCTTATATAAATACTTGGCACCACCAACATCAAATGCCAAAAAGAATATAAAGTCACTTTCATTGATATGAGTTTTAAGTATCTTATTGTCTCGTATTCTAAGATCTTCTATTGTGTTACTTGCAATATCAAACGTTCGAACATCCAGACCTTGTGTTTCTAAATATTCGACCAACGGTGCGCCTATTTGACCAGACGATCCCAATACTAATACTTTATGTGTTTTCATTAACTATCCCTTCTAGATATATTACTCTTTAATCTTAGATCTATTTCTGACCCATCTTGTCTGACTCTACCAAACCGTACTGGTATATGTCCAACTGCGATTTTGCTTCTTGTGATACTCCATTTTAAAAGCGCCTCTGGCGAAATAAGATTACCTTCCGATATGAAGCCGTTAATTGAATCCACAAGATTAAAATATGCTGCCATATTTTTTCTATTACTAATTGCAAATCTATCATTATAACCATTTACCACACCACCAAAGGTGTTATGAAAATCTGGTACATATAGAGTATTCATATCCAAGTTATCAATATGTGGCTTAACAGAATAGAAGTATTTTACATCCAATCTTGAAAATATAACCCTATCATATGTAACATTATTAGTAGCTTCATAGGATTCTAACATTAAATTAGCCTTCTTTCTTTGATTGATCATTTTAGAATAAATTTGTGGTGTGCATGTAGGTGGTGGGAATCCAGGTATAAATCTATAACCGCTAGTATCATAATCTGGTTCATTTTCTATTGATATCAGTTTAACTTGAGGAATATTAAGAAATAGACTTACATTAGAAGCATGTTCGGTTTTTGCTATAAGCATAAATACATCACAGTTTTCTATTGGATTTATTAAGAACTCATTAATGTTCGTGTGGGTGTATTGTAGACTCCTACACGTACCTGTAAACATTATTGCAGTTCTGTTCATTGATGTTCTCCTATTATTCGCATAGTGGTTTTAAATGATCCCAAACGTGAACAATTTCTATTGTACCATAATTTACACTCGTTTGACATGATTTCCCATTTATTTTTTGAACAACTTGCAATACATTCTATAACTTCTGCTGGTGAATTAGCAACAAGATAATGTCTATCCCGCTCTAATGGATCGTAATATCTAGTTTCAACATTAGGGGTAATAATTGGAACTGTTCCAAGACCCATTAATTCAATTTCTCTGTTGCATTTTGGTCCGTATCCTGGTAATGTTAAACCAAATTTTGACGATTTTACTTTATATAGGTATTCCTCTTGTGTGTATGGATATGCTGTATTTGTTTTGGGCATATTGAATAATGATATACACGTACTCCAATCATGTCGTGTTCTATTTCTATCTTGAGTAGGATTTTCTATTCTTCCTAACAATATGGATTCATTATGACGATCATCATATGACAATGTCCCATCTGATATGATATTTTCTAGTAGTCTGGGTCTTCT